GTTTCCCACAACCTGACGCAGACCCAAGCCAAACTTAGCAAGGCAGTTGCTTCCGGCACAATGTCCATCATTGCAGTGACGGTCACACTGCCAGCGGCAACATCAATAACCACCTTTGTTTCTTCGTTCATTAGCTTGCCTCTAATGCTGTAATTCGTGTTTCAATATTAGCCAGCCGCTGTTCAGTCGCCGCACCTACAAACGCTAGTAACTCAGGGTAACGAATACCCTTGCGGTTACGCTCTGTAGCACCGTCTGGGGCTTCTTCGGCTGTGTCGTAGGTGTCTGTGCGTGTATAGGCTGCAACGGCTTCTACGGCCTCTGTGACCGTACGTTCTTCTGTACGTTCTGCTTCAAGCTCATTTCCATCATCGTCAAGCACAGCCGGAATAACAACATCCTCATAGACCGCATCAACAGCCTCAACCGCAGGAACCTCTGTCTGTGTTTCCCACCAAGTATCTGAACACCAGAAGGCGTAGTTTGCTGCGTTTAACCCAGCGGCAGACATAGCTGCTTGAACATCCTGTGCAATTACGCCTGTGTGTGTTCTGGCTGCATCGCCTTTTTCAGCAACGCTGTCGTTCCACTTGAACGTCTTGAACAATTGGCTAATAGCTTTAGCCGCTGTCATTTCAGCGTCAGTTAGTGCTGCGATTTGCTGTTTTTCGTTAGCATCAGATGTGTTGATGGTGCCGTTAGATGCAAAAAGCGTATTCCAACGCAGCGAACCAATACCCAAATTCATTGCGTTGTCTGTGTTTGAATAGAATTGGCTTGCGTCATTGTTCATCCGAACAACACCGCCGGTCGCATATTGAAGATTGGTACCTTGAGAATTTATAACAAGTTTTCCACCATTGACATCAATAGATCCCACTTGGGATCCTTGTTTTCTGAAAGCAACTAGTTGACCATCATTTGCATTGTTTTTGCCAATTTCTACTGCCGCACGATTAGCAGTAGTAGCAAACTCAAAATGGCTGTCGCTTGCAACAAAGCCGCCACCAGCCTGATTATTATAGCCGCTAACAGTATTTGCAACGGTGTTACCAAAAGCAATATCGCCACTCGAAAGAAGGCGCATATGTTCTGCACCAGAACCACCATTACCTGTCATTATTAAAGGCGACCCTGCAATTCGCAATGATGCAGAACCACCTGCATCAGTTATTGCGCCAATAGTCGGCCCAGCAGCATTATCAAATATTGCTATATTTTTATCTGTTGATGTCTTGACTTCTAGTTTTGCAAAACTCTCAGGCGCAGTACCAATGCCCACGTTGCCCGCTAGGTCAATGTTAAGGGCATCAACTGGCGAACCAGCGTAACCGTTAGCAATTGTAGCAACGCCAGTTGCATTATTGCGCTTGAACACTGCTGCATCAGCACCGCTATATTGCAGCGCAAACTTGCTTGTGCCTGTGGTTGCGTCATTGCGAATAATGTCGCCAGAAGCCGTCACAGTGCCAGTGACATCTACGTTGCCATTTGTATCTATACCGACAAAATTTAGCCACGCACTATTTGCCGCGTTTCTAATCATATATTTTACGTTAGCGGTATCAAACCAAAGCTGATATGGATATGTGGTTGTCGGTGCAGATGCACCCGCGCTGATAGTCGCCGCAGCTTGCAGCGCATCATTCAGATCAGACCGAAAGCTGGGAAAAGTTTGATTAGCAATATCGAAATCGTGCTGTGACATTTAAAACCCCGTTGCAACATAATCAAATAAACGATCAACCGCTGCGTTGCTGCTATTGTAAAAGGTGATCGTGAACCCAGATGCCGACTTGCTAGTTATAGCATAATAATCGCCCGATTGCATATCCCCCACCGAAATTGATACGGCACGCAGCGATTTAAACGCACTGCCAAACGTAACCGCCTTTGATCCAGCCCCGCTTTGAATGTCATTGTCGCTTTGTGTTCTGGTCGGCAATCTTATCTCTGCGGTCAACTCTGAAATGGCCGGTGTTTCTTTGCTATCTGTGCTTGTTAGAACGGCTCTAAACCGTAAAGCCCTTGCAGTGAACGTACCAACTACAAATTGCCGGTAAGCTGTCCACGATGGGCTGCCAGCGGGATCGTCTTGCGTTGTGCTGACAAACAGATCAACGTCAGTCGCACCGCCAGCCGGTGTGCCTGTGTGCTGGGATAGCTGTGTAAATTTTAATGTTGCTGTCGTGTTTGCTGTAAACACTGCGCCAAGATCAATATATCCATCAAAATCATATGTGCCGCTGCTTGCAATAAAGCCGGAACCAGAACCGCCGCCAAACAAGCCGGTCGCATCATCAAAATTACCGGCAACGCTATCAAACAGGTTAGTCGTATCAATCCGCAAAATATCATCAATCACAACGCAATCGGTTTTTGTGCCGGTGAAATCGCTATGCTCCGAAAGACTTGTAACAAGGTTTAAATCATCGATTTGATCGACCAGTGCCACGCTGCTTGCTGCGTTTGCGCTTTGAAAACCAAATTTGTTAACTGCTTTGACAAAATATGTGCCGGTTTTAGCTGGCGTGATAACTGTGTTTGTTGGCCTTGGTACTTTTTTCACAACAGTCTGCGCGTTGTTAAATGTTGCGCCAGTGGTTAATGGCGAATGACGTATAACATAATGCGATAAATCTGCATCAGTGCTAGCTGTCCAGCTTAAATCGGCACTTGCCCCAACAATATTGACGCTGAAATTTGTTACATCTGATGCTGGGTTGGCTTGCCCGACAATAGTATGATTAACCGTTGCAAAAGCTGATTTCACCCCAAGACCGCTAATTGAACGTGCGCGAACATTATAAAGACCACCAGCTTTTACATTAACAAGCGTAAAACGATTGCCGCTCCCTATCCCTAGCGATTTGTAAACTGTTTCAGTTGATAATTTTGCTTGCGCTTCAAATTGATTTGCATAAATGCTTGTGCTTTCCACGTTAGCAACCAGAACAGAAACCGCTTGCTGATTAAATAAATCTAATTCATCAAACGCTGTTAGTGTTGGGGCTGGAACGTTGAACGGATTGGGCAGAGTTGTATTATCATTTGTAAAATTTTTTTCAAGGGATGTACTCCAAGTGTAAACACTAGAAACTATTTCGCGTGCAAATAACGTTACGTTCATCACCGGCATTCCGTTACTGTCATCGCTAATGCCAAAAGACCATTCAACAACTTCAAAAATTTTACTGCCCCAACCAGTAAATCCAAAACGATCATTTGTAATCTGCACAGTATCGCCAACAGAAAGATCAAATGCTTTCATCGTGAATTGAGATGAAATTGTTAATTGCTGCCGATTTCGCAAAAGAGCGATCCTTGATAATCTTTGTGCCATTGATTGACTGGTTGTATAAGGTAAATCGTAATCAAGAAACTTTCGCAACCCGCCATCTTCAGTTTGAAATGTTGAAGATGTTAAAGCTGGATAATCTGTCGGCACATAATTGGTTGCTGCCGGAGAAAAAACACCTTTAATAGCGTTATAATTGTCACGCTTGCTGCGCTTTGTTTGAATTGAAATTGACCCAATTATATCATCTTCATTTAAAGTTATTAGCGGGGATCTGAATTTTGCAACTTTCAACGTAAACTTGCCGTTAACATATGACACAATGCCGCCGCAACTTGTGACCATTTCTTCTAAAATTCGTTTTGGTGAATTGCTTGTTGTTAATGTGCCGTTAATTTCATATTGTTTTTCTATACCCCCAGCACCCGTTGTAAAATTTACGTCACAATCGTTTGCTGCCGCTGTTATATCTGTGTCGTTTATTTCTGTTGCATCACATCCAAGACCATATGATGTATCTGTCAGATAATCGCGGATTGCCAGTGCTGGATTTGCTGAATAAGCAGTTGAAGTCGTGCGCGGATCATATACTTTTTTGCCGCGTACCTTTGCGCTGAAATTAGGAATGCCGGTAGGGAACACATCATTGTCAAAGCGCAGTCTGACATACATATATGCGATTCCTTGCAACCGGTGGTTGCTAGTCCATACCGCACTTTCAGAAACAAGGTCGGCATCGGCTGTCTGCGTGGTGCTGCCGGTGTGCAATTTAACTCGCACCTTGCCATCAAATCTTGACGGGCTTGTTACGTTGTTGCTGCCATCAAGCGTTAAAGCCTCATCATTTAAATATATTGTCTGAAAACTGTCAATTTCGTGCGCTGCCAGCAAAATAACAAGATGCAAATATTCATCGCTGCCAGTGCTTTCAATATGACCTAAAACGCCAGAAAGTCGGGTTTCACCATAGACAAAACGCCGCGCTACAATTGGCTGCTTTATCATTTGCGTGCGGTTTAATGCTTCCGATGCAAAATCAGAATATTGTGCCGGAGCTTGCGGAGCGGGTGCTAACGCATTCGCTGCGCCAGAAGCTGCTATAGTAGCGGCCGCCATAGCATAATTGCCAGTTAAAGCATAAACACCCGCTGTTATTACAGTGATCGGGTCTTTAATTGCCCTTTTGACACCGCGAACAAAACTAGAAAACCAACTCATTATTTTTTACCCCAAACGACTTGTTTGTCTTGCAAGTCGACTATAAATTCCAATCCTTTATCGCTGGGATAATCAATCTTTTGATCTTCGCTTGTGTATCTTCTGACCCGCGCTATTTCCAAATCAACTAAACGGCTTTCACAGTCAATCACGACTGTCGTGATCTCGCCGCTTTCTTGAATGCCCATCTGATCCATTCGCCCTTTAAAAACGACATATGGGTCATTATTGATCGCGCCATTGGCATCTAATGTGCCAAAGTAAAGCGTCATTGGTCTGCCTTGATAGTTTTCTGTTAGGGCTGATGCAATGATGGATGATGGCAATCCAGACAACCCAACACTAACTTTTGTGGCGCGAACCTCGCTAGTTTCATCAATGTCGCTGATTGACAACATATTCCCGCCGCCAAGATAGTCTTGACTACCAAAGGTCAGCGTATCCAGCCCCGTCCAAAGACGCAGATCACCACCATCAAATTCAAAATGCACAGCAAAAAACGGCTTTAATGATGCCGCTGATAAACTGTTATTAAAATCTGTGCCTAATGATCTACTCATAGTTTCTCAACCGCGCCAAATGTTATTTGATAAAATCCAGCGTTGTTAATCTGCCAATCTGTGACCGGCGTTGATAGTTGGAAAAGACCCTTTGCATTGCTGACAACGATGCTTGCACCATCAGCCGGTGCAGATCGCAAATCAGGCCAGATGGTTAATGTGGCTTGACCGCTGGCGTTGCTGTTCACATCATCTAGCACTTTGTAAAGTCGTGCCGCTGCACCGCTTCCGATCTGGATATAATCACCGGCCTTTAAATAGCCCGTTGCGGATGCAGGAAGGCCATCAATGTTTAAACTGTTACCAGTTTGGCTTGCGCCATTAACAACCGGTGTGCCAGCCGCAGATGCCGCTGACCCGCGTGGCGTTGCCCCATTCGGATCGCCAAGTAAAAAAGACCCAACAGAACCATAAAGTTTCATAAAAAACGCAATCCAAACTTCGGCATCATCTCGCTTCATTGGCGGTAATGAGATATCAGCTTCCCACCGCGCACCTTGAAATTGATATGTTTGCGTTGCCAATGTGAATGGCGATGAAGTTTGACCAATGACATTTCGCGCAATTAAATTGACGCTTGAAACGCCTGTGTGCGTTGGAAATGTAAGCGGATAACTGATAGTCATAATTAACCCCCAAACGCACTAGCAAAACTACCACCGCGCCGCTTTGCCTCTAAAATAGCAGACTGTGAAACTGCTTGTATTTGTGGCAACATATTCATAACCTCAGTGCGAACCGTTTGCGATACGCCAGCCGATAAGTTTATCGTCTGATTAACGACAACACTGCCGCCACCGCCATTAGGCACAATAGTACCAGAAACGCCATCCGGCACAAACAATTCTGCGCCGCGTTCCCCGACCACAGAAACCTTGTTGCGTGGTGGTCTGCCGCCATTTGCAAAGAACCCGCCAAAGAAATTTCCAATTGCGCCAAAAACGCCGCTGCCACCGCCGCCCATACCGGCAGCGATTTGACCCGTGATGTTTTTCTGTATTGCGATCCTTGCAAGGTCGGCAACGATGGAACTTGCCATCGCCCGAAAAGCATCCTTTGCGCTAGATGTGCCTGTGGTAATCCCGACCAAAGCATCTTCTAACGACTTGATGCCACGCACTGCCGCGCTTTCCATATTCCTTTGAACGTCTTTCGCGCTGTCAGCCAAATCCATCAATTGCTTGCGGTATGTTTTAGTAGTTTCGTTGCCTTGACCCATATTGCCGTTCAAAGAACCAACGGCATCCGATGTGCCTTGAACAGCTTGCCGCAAATCTTCAAACAAACTGACATTTAATGTTTTATCTAGTCTATCAAAACTGCGTGAAAACTTTGAAATGCTGTCAGCAAAATCCCTAGCAAACACCGATGACAAAACAGCCGCAGCGTCAACCATTCCAAAAATGACGCGCTGTGATTGCACGCCAAAGCGATGAATGGCTTTAGCTATGCTTTCAACCAGATTAATGACCCCTATTGCCAATTCTTTTGCAAACTTTTTGATGCCGCCAGCTTTTTCAATTGCAGACACAAGTTTGTTTCGCATCAGATCAACAAGTTCACGCAATGCCGGTGCCAACGCTGCTACCAATTGATCGCGCACGCCGCCAAACATCGTTCCCAGCTTCATCATTGCATCGTTGGCTTCTTCAACGCCCTTGACCGCGCTTGACGATAATATGAAGCCAAGACCTTCGGCATCTTGGAACATCTGTCGCAGGGCTGTGCTGCCGCCTTCTAGCGTGTTTACAAACGCCACGCCTTCACTGTCGAAAAGCTTAAACGCAAGCCGCACTTTATCGCCGCTGCTTTGCACTTCATCAAAGGCATCAGCCAGCTTTAGCATTTGCTCATCAAGTGAAAGTTTAGTCAGTTCTTTGGCATTCAAGCCAAGTTCTTTCAACGCATCTTTTGCTTCGCCGGTATTGTTAGCCGCCTCAGACAGTCGCCGCGTAAACCGCTGCACTGCCATATCGACTGTGCGCGTTTCAACGCCAGCCAGATTAGACGCATATCGCAGCTTTTGCAGTGCTTGACTTGTAACGCCCAGCTTTTGCGCGGTCTTGCCCAGCGTGTCGATGCTTTGCAGTGATGACTTGACCAACAAGCCAATACCAGCCGCACCAGCAACGGCGGTTAGACCGACTTTGAAGTTGAACAATGCTTTGCGAACAAGCCCTAACGACTGGTTTAATTTGCGGAAAGTGCCGCGTGTAAGGTCTTTCGCGGTGATGGTAAAATTAAGATTTTGATTTGCCATCTTCGATCACCTTAAAATATGCGAACCATTCGTTCAGTTCTGTTAGCGTCAATTCTTCAATTTCGGCTTGTGTCTTATGAAGGCGATCCGCCAAGGCCAGCATATTCAGCCTCAACGGGTCGCCCTTTAGTTTTTTTCCGCATCCCCAACGCTTTCAACATCGCCAAACATCTGCCCAGCAATATCAGC